GCGTACGGCATCCATAGCATCTTGACCGGTGGTGTAATCAATGCCATAACCAACAGCAAGTTGCATACCTTCAATCAACCAATTCAAGAAAGCAGGACATATATAACGCCGGATGAAATCAGGGTCATCTTTTAAACGTGGGTCAGCTTGTAAATGGTTTGGTTTTGTAGGTTTTGGCAGGAAGGTCTTACGGAACTTAAATACATGAAAGCGGGTCTCGATTGCTACCTGCTCACCAGATATAGAAGGGTCTTTGTTAAGGTTAAAAACAAACAATGAAGACGGTACAAATTGCGACTCCTGCACACCTTTTAGCTCATAAGACAACTCTTCACCTGATATTGCAGCCTTTAATGATTGCAGGTTGTCAATATGTACAAACTGTGAGTTTTCGCTTGACCAGTTAACAGATGCACCGCGTAAAGGTGCAATGGGAAATTTACGACCTTGATCGTATTGGCGGAAGTCAGCAAGTGAACAGGAAGTAAAATTACGAGCGCCAAGTGTATCGCGCAATGCAGTACGGATGGTATCTTTACCGTTGCTGCCTTCACCGATCATTAATACAGCACGTGGCCTACCGCGTGTGGCGCGGTAATGTGCAAGGTCAAGGCCACTACCAAGGATGCGCTGGATGGTATCAAGGTCGGTGTGGTCCACTGCTTCTAGCAGCCGCCACATATGCTCTTGATTAGCTTCTGGATCGTAATCGTATTCTGTGATGTAGGTAAAAAACAGATCTGGTGAATGGGGTTCAAATCTGGTATGGATGTCCCTACCGCTCCACTCCCATGAGATGATGCCATTGCGGCAGTTGATCGCGTTGCGGGGGTTTACATCAACAGGCGATAGGTTGCGGCGTATCCAGGACAGTGCTTCATCTACGTACCTAGGACGGCGCCAGGGGTGTGATTGGTTGCCGTGCTGATCTTCAACGAATAGCTGCGACAGAAAGGCTGCCACTAATGGCGCAAGCTCCTGGTCGGTGCGTGCTTCGTAATGAGTGCCGCACCAGTGATGGAGGATGCCTTCAACTTCAATCCAGCGATCGGCTGGGTAGTTAAAGAGATGCCGTAGGGTCAGGTCAAGCCATTCGGTATCGGTCTTGCTGACCAGCCGGCAGTTGAGGGCCTCCACCTCCACAGGCCCCGCGGCAGATGCAACAGCAGCAGGCCGCGGCGCCAGTTGCGGCGGGCGCCAGCCGTGATGCTTCGCCCAGTACCAGAAGGTACCTTCGGTGATTTGGTCACCGCCTGAGCGTGCTACCTGCGGCGCCTCGGCAAACAGCGGGCTATGCCGCTGCATCATTGCGACGGCCTGCTCTGGGTCACCGACGACCTTGATCAGGCTCCATAACAGGTTGCGGTAAAACGGATACTGCTTTTGGTTTGGGATAGCCGATGGTATGGCATCTAGCGCATCACGGATATCGTCGATGGTGCGCGGTGCGTGTTCGGTGTGACGTGCTGCCTGCTGCTGATGGTGGTAATGATCTTCGTCCGGTAGGCAGGACTCGAGGTCTGCAACTGAGTAACGGATGCCTGATGCGGTGACGACTGAGCACAAGGCGCCGAGCTCACCAGCGCCATTGGCGTGGTAGGTGCCTGGCAGCCGCATGACGCGGGAGGGGTTCTTGATGGTGCGATCAGAATCGCAGAAATCAATCAACCGCTGCTGGACGATCGCCCAATGGGATGGGGTGATCAGATCGGTCAGCAGCCAATAGGTATGTATCGACTTGCCGCCGGTATCAACCTGTATTGATGGCTCAGGCAGGCCAAGCTCCTGCCATGCGGTTAGCTGCCATTCACGCGGGCGGTCATCCCATTCGACGAAGAAGGCACGGCAGGCGGTGATGGTGGCATCAGTGTCGCCGCCGTCATTGATGACGACATAAACGCCGCGGCCATCGGCCTGCCATTGCTCGATTGCTGATCGTGATGGACCACCCTTACGGCCTGCATCACCAGCCTTCTTGGGGTTCTTGGCGTGGTAGAAGGCGCGTAGGCGTATGGTGCCTGGCGGTTTGCCAAGTAGGGATAGGAACCGCTGTGCCTCTGTGAAGTCAACGCTTTGCATCGGATTCCATGGCACGCAGTAAATGGTCACGGATCACGGCACCAATGCCGTAGCCGTATCTCACCTGAGACTCAAGCCACCGCCTGAGGTCTGGCGGGATGGTGATGCTGGTCGATCGCGTCTTGGCCATGCCTGCTCTGGGGTGGTTGCCAAAGGTTAGCAGAGTCTGCTAGCTTGGCCCAGTCGCTACCTGGCGGCAGACGTACGACACCTTGCTTATGGATGACAGTTACTATGCCTTCATTGCATCAAAGGGCACTGCCGCCGGATCTAGCGGCTTTGCTTTGCACAATAAATGGCCAAGCCTGTTTCCGCATCAGCTGGAGACCTTGCGCTTTGCTTGCCAAAAGGGCCGATCAGCTGCGTTTCTTGATACAGGACTTGGAAAGTCCCGCGTTGAGGCTGCCGCTGCTGCTGAGTTTTGCCAACAGTCCGGCAAGCCCTCGCTAATTCTCACTCCGTTGGCAGTCGCCCGTCAGATGCAGCGCGAGTGCGCAGCTGTTGGCGTTGATGCCCGTGTGATTCGTGAGCAGGCAGACTCTGGGCCGGGCGTAAACATTGCCAATTACGAGCGGATTCCCAAGCTGGATTGCAGCGCTTACGGAGGCGTTGTGTTGGATGAGAGCAGCATCCTTAAGAGCTTTACTGGACCGACCAAAACGATGCTTTGCGAGGCATTTGCGACAACGCCCTACCGGCTGGCGGCAACTGCAACACCAGCGCCTAACGATCACATGGAGATTGGCCAACACTCCGAGTTTTTAGGTGTCATGCCTGGAAATGAAATGTTGTCTCGTTGGTTTATTTCAGATCAATCGACGATGGGAGGCTATCGCATTAAGGGCCACGCTCGGGCCGATTTTTGGCGCTGGGTCGCTTCGTGGTCTAGAGCTGCCACCCTGCCATCTGATCTTGGTGGTGATGACTCAGGTTTTGTGCTGCCCCCACTTAACTACCACTTGCATACCGTTCAGGCCGACATCACTACTCATGTGCCTGAGGGCATGTTGTTTAGGATTCCCGATGGCTCAGCCACCACGATTCACAAAGAAAAGCGCTTGACATTAGACGATCGAGTGGCTACTGCCGCTGCGATTGCCAATGCTTCATCGGGTCCAGTCATTGTCTGGTGCGAAACAAACGGCGAATCATCTGCCCTTGCCGCTGCCATTCCTGACGCAATCGAGGTAAATGGCGCTATGAGTCTTGACGCCAAGGTGAAAGCTTTGGATTCATTTACTTTTGGACATTCACGGGTGATCGTGTCCAAGCCAAAGCTGGCCGGTTTGGGATTAAACTGGCAGCACGCTACTACAGTTGTGTTTGCCAGCGTCAGTCACAGCTATGAGCAGCACTACCAAGCAGTGCGCCGCGCTTGGAGATTTGGTCAAACCCGCCCGGTTGAGTGTCATGTCGTGATTAGCGACACCGAATTACCCATCTGGTCAAACGTGCAGCGCAAGGCTATTGATCATGGCCGCATGAAACGGGCCATGGCACAGGCCATGCAGTCTGGAAAGTCAGATGCAACGTTGCGCCGCGCCTACACCAGAACACCAAAAGTCATTCTTCCCTTATTTCTGCAAGCATCATGAAACCTGATTACGAAGGCCGCTCATGGGCAATTTATCTTGCCGATTGCGTTGAGTTGTTGTCTGGCTTACCAGATGACTGCATTGATGCTTCAGTGTTTAGCTCTCCGTTTTCATCGCTCTACATTTATTCAGATTCAGAGCGCGACATGGGCAACGCTGCTTCCCATGAAGAGTTCCTAGAGCATCACGCCTACATGGCACGGGAACTGTATCGGGTAATGAAACCCGGCACGGTGATTAATGACCATGTAAAGGATACTGTTTTCTACGCTAACTCTAGCGCAACAGGAGAAAGCGGACTATATCCATTTAGCGATGCTGCCTTAGCCAACTACAGGGCTGCTGGATTTATCCTCAGGGCGCGAACTACGGTTTGGCGTTGCCCAGTGATGGAGCGGAGTAAATCTAATCCAGAGCGGTTGCTTTACAAGAACATTGGCGAAAATTCCAGAGTTTGTGCGCCTGGAATGCCTGAGTACATTTTGACCATGAGAAAGAACGCTTCAGGTGTGAAGGTGGGTGATCCCGTCCGTCATGCCGTGGCTAAATGGACGGCAGAGCGATACGAAAGCGATGCCCAGGAAATTGCTTGTAATCACGCTGAGCGCATGATGCGAGCAGGATTGATTGATGGAATCAATCCGCAGTTGCTAGCTGAATTAGCAAAGGCTGCCAAGTTCCCGCTGGATCAGTGGCAGGAATGGGCTTCACCGGTATGGATGAAAACTCGAAACACGGAGGTGCTTAATTCCAGATTCAAAGGGCATGAGGATGAAAAGCACATCTGCCCAATGCCATTAGACCTGATTGAGCGCTGCCTAACCCTTTACAGTAATCCAGGTGATTTGGTACTGGACCCGTTCAACGGCATTGGCAGCACCGGCTACCAAGCCGTAAAAATGGGCCGCAAGTACATCGGCATTGAGCTGAAACCTGAGTACGCCAAACAGGCTGCAAAGTTCTTGCAGGCAGCCGAACAGCAGAGTGGGTCATTGCTTGGGCTGATTACAGATGACTAACCTCCGCCCCTACCAAACCCAGCTCCTAGACCAAATCCGCCAGTCAATGCGGCAACACCGTAGGGTGTGCGCCGTGATGCCGACAGGTGCTGGCAAGAGTGTTGTGATTGCTGCGATTATCCATGCAGCAGCCGCTAAGGGTCGCCGTGTGCTGCTGCTGGCGCATCGTCGGCGGCTTATCAACCAGCTAAGCCGTACGGTAGGCAGTTGGGGCATTGAGCATGACGTGATACTGCCAGGCCGGCACCAACGCGGCCATGGCGTTGCCGTAGGCAGTGTGCAGACGGTTGTAAGGCGACTGGATAAATTGCAGCCGCCTGATCTAATCATCATCGACGAAGCGCACCACCTAACCCGCGATAACCAATGGGGTCAGGTGGTAGGGCATTGGCCTAATGCGTACCTGATCGGCAAGACCGCCAGCCCTCAACGGCTGGATGGCCGCGGCCTAGGCGAGGTGTTTGATGACTTGGTGATCGGGCCTACACCGCAATGGTTGACGGATGAAGGCTTCCTAGCTAAGGCACGGATCTTTTGCCCACCGACCACGATGGATACCAGCAAGCTGCGTAAGGTGCGCGGTGAATTTGACATGCGCGAGGCGGCAGCGGCATTAGAGCAGGCCAA